CCGGGGTGACCCTGGGCGTGTTCAGTTCGCGTTGCTGGTTGAGCGTCGAGTCGAAGTTGTCATTGAACGCCTTACCTGCGTCAGCCATGCCCGTCTTGAAGTCCTTGCCACCCATCATCGCGGAACCGGCTGCGATCAGACCGTTGTCCATAGACATCGACGGGTTCGTAGCTTGGTTTGCGAACATCGCCTGGATGGCATCGGAGTTAGGGTAGCCGCCCATGGCCTGGGTGATCGGAGTCTGCGGGGACTGCGGATCCATGGCTTGCGCCACGGGGGTCTGCGGGGCCTGCTGCGGGGCCATTGCCTGCGCCACGGGGGACTGCATGGGAGCGCCGCCGCCGAACATCGACTGTCCGGCCTGGTTGTTCATCGGGTAGCTGAGGTAGTACGGCAGGTCCGTGGACTTGTCGGTCCCATAGAACTGCAGTGCCTGCCCCAGGTACGCCGGGAGGCTGTGGGACCCATCATCGCGCGGGTCAATGCCCGGAGGCATGTCAAACGAGTAAGCCATTGGGGCCTCCTTAGTAGCCGAACGCGCTGAGACCTGCGGGGGCCTGTGATGCGTTCATCGCCGTGGTGGCCTGTGTGGTGTAGTCGTTGCCGCCAGGCATCGTGAAGCCGCTGTTGTTGAAGTTGGTGCCGCCTGTGCTGCTGTATCCACCGAGCTTGTCGTAGATACCCGCGCCCATCATTGCGCCACCCGCCGCACCTTGGAGTCCCGCACCTGCGACTGAAGGCCCAATCGGGTTGACTGGCTGACCGCCCCACTTCCCGTTGATCACGTTCATGTACTGGCCGTAAAGGTTCAGCGGGGTGGACTGCTGCTCTTGGAACTGCTGCTGCGCTGCTCCGTACTGGGCTTGCTGCTGGTTCTGGTACAGGCCGCCCGCTGCGTTCAACTGGTCGAAGTTGTTGCCGTTCGCCTGCTGACCGTTGAGGAGCGCCGAGGATCCCATCTGGTACGCGTTGCCGATCTGGTTGTTCGCCGTGAGGGCACGATCCGAGTTGGCGTTGTACTGCGACTGCGCCGTCTGGAGGCCCGTGTTGAAAAGCTGGCCTCGGATCTGTGCCGCTGTGTCGGCCATCTGCTCCGAAGCGTTGCGCTGGAGGATCGCTTGGGTCACCCCGGTACGTGTGGAGTCTGTGTTACCGTTTCCTGCAGCCGTTACAGCCAGCGAGGGAAGCTGCGACTCGTTCAGGTTCCGTGAGGCATCGCGGTTGGCTGCGTTGACCATCTGCGTGGCCATATCACTGTTCGCCAGTCCGTTTGCGTAGTTCATGAACCCTTGGGTCGGGTCCTGCTGTGCCTGCGCTAGGAGTCCTTGGGCGTTGGTGCCATACTGCGAACCCGTCTGCGTGAGGCCCATACCAGTGTTGTAGAACTGGTTTGCCGTGTTGATGCCGTTACCGTTCGCGTAGGATGCGGTCTGGTCGGCTCCTTGGGTCTGGTAGGGATTCAGACCAGCTACGCGGGGTCCGCTGTACGTTCCCATGCCCAGGGCATTGTGGAGCGCGTCTTGGGACCCTTGGAACTCGCCACTGATGAAGGGCTGTGCCTGGGACCAGGGGCTGTTTGCGGCTTCCGCCGCCGCCTTTTGACCGTCTGCTGCGGTCGACGCTGATGCCATGGAGCCTACGGCACCGATAGCTGCTGCGCCTGCTGCTGCCCAACCTGCTGGCATGTTTACTCCTTCTGTATCAGAACTTCGTCGACCTTATCGGGGTCAGCGCAGTCGGTGGCGTGAATGCAATACCAGACCGCGTCTTCGTGGGCCTGGATGCTGTGGTGGACTCCCGCAGCGATCTCGATGCACGCCGGGGCCGAGTAGTCGGTGGACGTGTCATCCGTGCGGACTGTCACGCGGCCCGAGGAGAGAATGCTGAGGTGGTTGTACGTGTGAGCGTGCGTGCCGACCATGCAGCCTTTAGGAAGCGTCATCTGCTTCGCATAAAGGCCGTCACTGAAGAAGTGTTTGGTCAGGAGGTCAAACTCGAATGTCCCCTTCCTTTCGTGAAAGAGGTTTGTTACGGTAGTCATGGGCTAATCGGTCGTTAGGCTCGATGCAGACGATCATTGCGATGCGGTCTGTGTCCGAGTCGTTGATGACCCAGTGAGGCACGTCGTTCCGGAACCACCATGCTTCACCTTCGTTCGGAGCGATCACCCCATCAGGGAAGTTGAATGTGGAACCCGGCTTGTTGAGAATCGGGACGTAGTACTTGTCGTAGTAGCCTGCATGCCACCCACGGTCTACGTGCGGCTCAATGCGACCACCAGGGGGCACCTTCGTGATCAGGACGAACCCCAGACGCTTGGCCCCGACGCACTCCATCACCTTCATCACCACCGGGAAGACCTCGGGCATATCGAACGCCACGGGATACCAGATCGGCTCATGCGGGTCGTTGAGGCCCGTGAAGTCACCGCGCTCGATGAACGGGCGGATGTCGTTGTAGTGGAGCCAGATGTCCGTCATGTTTCGATGCGGCGACTGGGGGTGAGCCTTGCGGAAGTCGTAGAGACCGAAAAGCTCGGGGTGCTGGACCATGCGGTCCTGGAGCGGCTGGACGTTGAGGTCGTCAGCGATCAGACTGAAGTTCATTACTCTCTCGGTTGAAGGGTTACGTGACCCGCGCAGCAAGTTGCGTCAGTGCCGCGTTGATAGCGGCGACCGAACGCTCGAGCTTCTTTAGCTCTTCCTGAAGCCACTGGGCCTCGGATCCCTTTAATGGGGGCTGTGCTGCGCGGACGTAGTTCTGAAGGGGTACGGTGAAAGTGACTGCCATGGGTTACCTCCGGGACAGCGACTTGACTTCGACATCCATGCCAGAGATCTGGAAGTTAGAGATCGAGGGGGTGCTGACCTTGTAGGACAGGTAGCGCCCGGAGACCATCATGTCGAGCTTGTAGTCGCTGCTCGGGTTGAAGGTTGCTTTGGACCGATAGTTCGGCGTCTGCTCCGGGAGATCCGAGGAGCCAAATTCGAACGTGAACGTCCCTGTGCTGTCGTCGAAGAACGACTCCGGGACCGCGCACTGCACCGTCTTGTAAGACCGCAGCGGGAGGCCCTGGGTATCCAGGGAGATTCCCACGCGTTCCACGTAGGCGGGCTTGAGCGTCTCGGTGTTGGCAGGGAGATTGACCAGGCCGACTGTAGGAAGGTCGACGGCATATACGCAGGAATCCGAAAGGCCCTTGGACTGGTCGTATACCCCGAGCATGATCGACAGCTTCGGCGTTCCACCACCCGAGAAGCTCGAATAGGCCGTGTTGAACAGGGTGTAGCTGTTCGTGACGTCCGGGAACGAGTTCTTAACGAGCGAAGCATTGGCCTCTGCCCCACCGACGATGTTCGGCAGGTCCATGAACGACCAGGTGTCCGACTTGTAGTTGTACGTGGCTGCTTGGTTGCAGAATTGGGTGCCTGCGAAGGGCGCTTCGTCCTGCAAGGTCGCGTAGCAGAAGTGCAGTAGCTTCGACACGGAGTCGTGGGCCACGAAGCAGAACTGCTGCTTGTTGCGGTCCAGTGTGCTGAAGATGCGGCGACGGACGCGGCCATCCGCAATCGACTGGCGGCTGATGCCATCATGGACGTAGATGTCATTGTCGCCAAATACAAAGTGCTTGCTTTCGACCTCGACCGCACAGTTCGTGTTGATGATGCCACCCTCGAAGGGGAGCCTGCGGAAGTTGAAGACGTTCAGGTCGCCCGAGTACTCCATGAGCCACAACTGGTTCTGGGAGTAGATGATGAAGGCCTCGCCAAGGGAGAGACCATCACGGATCGGGTTCTTCATATCACCGATGACATTCTCACCGGCCACGTAGTTCGTGTTGCTCGGGTCCCACTGGAGACCGGAGACCGGCGTGGAGTACGGAAGCGGGTTCGACCACTTCACCATCGTGGGGTAGTCGGTGCCGTTCTTGTTGATCCCGAGGCAGATGCAGTAGCCCTTGAAGCCCCGCACGATGCTCGCCTGGTCCGTGGCCACCCAGTCGCCGCCCATGAGGGAGTACTGGGAGTCGCTCTTGATGTTCCGAGCGTACGGGCGCATGCCCTTGCGGGCCAGGAAGGACAGACCGGCGACCTGGGCGTGAGACCAGGCGTTGTCGTTGGATACAGTCCCCGTGGTCGGGGTCTGGAAGGACATCACGTTGCCAGGGTAGGCACGGATTGTTCCATCGTTGTCGGCAACGAATACCGTCTCACCAGCAGTGGGGTCGGTGTAGCTACCGACAAAGCGAGAAGCGTTAGAGCTACCGCCCTCCGCAGAGTTGTAGACGGCTGTGTTGGCATCGTAGGTCCCTGCTGCCGCATCGTACGAGAGCGTCGAGCGGATCGGGGTGAAGAGTTGCTTGAAGACCGGGGCACGCTGCACGCGGCCTTCGGAGAAGATGACGTTGTTCGCCGCCGAGTAAGCATTGGGCGGAAGGTCATACGGGCTGGCGTCGGTGATTACCCCCACGCCCCCCAATTGGCGAAGCGGGAGGTTGGCCATAATTTAATCAGCAGGTTACGGTCATCTGACCGGGGAACGCGGGTGTCCAGTAGTCCTGAAGGCGTGGCATCTGCATCTGCTGTTGCTGCAGGTTGTTGGCACCACCGGCTACCTGAACAGGTGGCGTTACCTTGGAGAACACTGTGGACAGGTGTTCGCAGATCGACTTCCACTGCCCCTCAGACGGAGGTATCGACCCTGTCAACTCTACGAAACCATTTAGCCAGTATGTGAAATTTTCGGGAGTCATTGGTTACAGTTTCATGATGTAGGCGAGAGCCAGGTACGGAGGGAGGCAGGAGTGCGTGTGGTCGCCCACCTGGTTGATCGTGTGGACGTGACCTTGGGCCACCACGGACGAGACCACAGACTGACCAGCACCCGCAGCGACTGCGAGAGAGGAGACCTGCAGGTTTGCCGTGGACTGGTTCTCAGTGTGCGTGTGAGCACCACTGAAGCCCGTAGAAACGTCACCACCGATTGCGGAGACCGCGTACTGGTCCCCTGCCCCGATGACGAACTTGTTCCGGAGATCCGGGGTCCCTTGGGTCCCATCGCACAGCGCGTATCCCGTGGGGATCGCTGTTAGCGCCCCAGACCACAGGATCACGGCCCCTTGGGGCACCGGGTTGTTCAGTTGCTTTGGGGTTGCGGTGACCGCGCTGTCCAGGTTCGGGAACGTGGAGAGGAGTACTGACTTGATCATCCGGAGATGGTCGTCAGCCTGGGACACGGAGTCGGTCGACAGCGGGTTCGCCGCGACGAGTTGGTTGAGGTACTGAGCGGATTCGATGGCCATGGCTTAGATCTTCATGATGAACGCCAGGGCGTAGTAAGGGGGACGGTTCTCGATGGCCGCGCCACTGCCCGTGTTGCCCACTGACACGTTGTGGGCGTGAGGGCCTACAGGGTCCGTGGTAAAGGTGTGGAAGTGGTTCCCTGCGGGATCCGTAGGGGACATGTAGCGGCTCGAGCCGTACCCGGTACTGACCGGTACGTTCGCACCCCCGTTGTCCGAACCAGCTTGCACGGAGCCGAGGTTCGGCATCGTGTGGACGTGATCCTCGTTGGTGGTTGTCTGTCCAGTGTGTTGGTGACTACCTTGGGAATCCGTGGAGGCGGGGTGGCTGTGCGGGGGAAGCTGGGCTACCGAGAGGATGATGGTTGCTGCACCGCCTGTGGCCCCTGCCCCGTAGGAACCCCCGGTGCCGACGATGAATCGGTCACGGAGATCGGGCGTGGTGATGTTGCCCGACCCATCTGCCTTAGCCACTGTTTGGCCATTGCAGAGTGCCCAACCTGCCGGGATCGAGCCGCCCGACCACATGGCGATGAGACCCACCGGGGTCCCGTTGGACAGGTTTTCGTGCGTAGCGGAGACCGCTCCCTTGACCTTGGGGAAGGTAGCCAGGAGCGTCGACTTGATGAGACGGAGGTGATCGTCTGCGTATGCGATGGGATCGGAGCCTACCGGGTTGGTGGCTACCAGGTCCGAGATGTATGTACCAGTTTCGAGTGCCATGGGGGTCTTGGGGATGTGTGCCCCTAGGGCACCTTAATAATTCTGAGATGAAGTCTCCGTTTCCGGAGGAGGGAGGAGATGGGGTGCGAACGCTTCAATCATTCGCTGGAGCGTGTAGCACATGGGTTCCCCGTTGGAATGCGCCGGGTTCATCCCTGCGTAGTCGAGGATGTCCAGGGCCGCGTGGCAGCACTCATGGGTGAGCACGGACACGTCAGCCCCTGGGCGTACCCAGATGACGAGCACTCGGGTCGCGGTGCCCCAACAGAGGCCCATGGAATCCGTGGTGATCTCGGGGCCGGTATTCAGGCTGAACTTCTTGCCCAGGGCAGCTAGGGCCTTGGGGTCCTGAGTGAACCAAACCTCGCGGCCCCATGGGTGTGCCAGGTACTTGTGGACGTTCTTCATGGGTTGCGTGGGGGGAATGTTGTACAACTTTGGGCACCCTCCGGGGGTCCGGGGGGTACCTGTAGTAAAAAGGGGGCAGGTCAGTTTAGGGACCGGTGGGGGACCCTAGGGGGGGTCTGTGTTTTGGGCGGAAGCCACCACTCAGCAATCCTCAACAACAACAACAACGGCTGAGGCTTTACCGGAGTTTTGGAAAGCCTTCCATAGAGACCATGGGGGGTACTGTCTGGCGGGGGATTCGAGCCGCGCCGTGTGCCTTGCCTTTGCAACCCATTGATTCGTAACGGATTCGATCAGATGGGCTATCTGACGGACATGGAATCAGGCGTGATCTGCAGGCGTTTAGGGCCTGTGGTGATCCAGTGGTGCATTGGTGCCTGTGGTGATCCCTCTAGTGATGTGTGCGTGGCGTGGGGGATACAGGGGACCGAGGTTTAAAAATAGTTGCCTGGGATTGACCGTGGCGTGTTTTCGACAGGCAGACGAATCTTTTTGCTGTACCTACTTGTACAACTCAAAACGCTTTGCTATAGTTCATCCATCGCAGCAACGAACACAAAGGAGTAACGAGATGAGCAAGACCGCAACGAAGCTTAACGAAGTCCGCAGTCGCCACGCAGCTAATGAACTGTGCGAAGTGATCCAGTGGTCAACCCTGCGCCTCCTCGCAGCCCGAATCTTCAGTGGCATGTACTTCTAAACAGTAACGAACACTAACGAATCTCAACGAATCCACGGGGAAACAAAATGGCAAAGAGCAGCGGGTACAACGGCCACAGAAACTGGAATCACTGGAATGTGTCGGTGTGGATCAACAATGACGAGACGCTGTATAACATGGCCCGCAACTACGTGATCTTCAAACAGCGTTCGTACAGTAAGGAAGAGTGCGCAAAAGCCATGCTGCGCGAACTGCATGCGGCAGGGATCACGAAGACCCCTGACGGCGCTCCCTACTCTGTCTCGAGCATAAAGGCCGCAATGGTCCGCATGTGACTTGTACAACACATCACACTGTCATACAGGATCAAAATGTCCAGAAGAGTCATCCGCCGGTCACTAGTGCATCGGTGATCGGCTAAGGGAACCAAGGTCGAAACCCTCTAATGAGGGTCTCAGCGTAAGGCGCTGACTGATGAGACCAACCAACCAAGGTGCAACCATGTCCGAAAGAGTGATCGTCCAAGTTCCGTTTGCTGGCATGTACAACTCCGTTTTCTCTTCGGAACTGGATTCCGTTGAAGAGCGCGAAGCAGAGTACTACACGGAAGATCGCCAAGTTGAAGAGTGCGTCCCCGTTGAATTGCGCCTGGAACAAGCGGACGTTGCGGACATCCTCTGGCGTTGTGCTGACTACAGCAAGGCACATGCAGACATCGCTAAGGCGTACGTTGGCGTGTTCGCTGATGCGTTCGAGCACAACGTGTTTCCGGGGCTTTCCCTGGAATTCGAAGGCATGCAATCACCGCGTGAATACAACTTCACTACGGACCGCGTGTATGCCTGGGCTGACCTTGGCGCAATCCGCGATCTGTTCGCGAGTATCAACCGCAAGGCCATGGATGAAGTAGCGCGGGAGCGCCACACGTCACGTGACGGTTTCCACTCTTTCTACAGCCCCGAATGGGAAACCTGGGGTGACGTTAGCGAATGGGATCACAACCAATTCGAAACACTCATCCGTGCGGCAATCCGCGCCACAGGCGAAGAAGCTGGCGAATGGGATATGCAGCTTTACGAAAACCTCTATGAGGACATTTACAACGCTTGGCAGGACTGCGTTGATTGGGCGAAGTTCGATGAACTGTGCGAAGAAGCACGCGACGAGAAAGAAGCGGAACTCCGTGAAGACGATCCGGATTACGTCCACGCTCCCGTGCGTTGCTCGTTCACGGCTGAGATGTTTCCTGAGACCGTGCGCCGATGATCGCTAACCGAATCGACCCTGCCGCGCTCCTTTTAGGTGCGGCTGTCTTTCTCTGCCTTGCGGGATGCGCGGGGCTGTTGCTTACTCTTTATCTCTGACCATCATGCAAAGAGACCGTAACGGATACATAGTAGTAACCAGGGGCCGTAGGAAGTTTTCAGTTACCCCATACAACGATAGCTACTCCATCCGGTGGTTTAGCTCAGGGGCTCTCGCGCAGGATGAGGAGACCCGTAAGCTCCTGTTTTTCGCAAGCGAAGAGGCGGCAGTGCGGTACTTGGATAACCCTGCAAACGAAATTGTTGGGGCTGTATGACCCTAGACCAAATCATCCACGCCCTGCAGGTGTTGCGGGTAACGTCCGGTCTCAATGGCGCGAGTTACTCTAACGGTACGTTCGCCACGTATCAACCCGCTAAGGTGTCCGCATGAAAAACCCCGCAAATACAGCCGCTGAGAAATTCATCCGTAAGGCCGGGTTTAAAGTAACGCCCTACCACGGGAATTCGTACAAGCTCTATGACGAAGGGGGCATTTGCGCGACCATTGTTGATTTGCGTCGCAGTGTGTCAGAAGACAAGGTAATGCTTGTGGTCGATAAACTTAGCGGCAGCGCATCAAACTTCGGCGCTGCGTGTGACAAGCTCGACGGACAGGTAATCCACTACTGAAGTGCCAACAATGCGCCCCAGCGTTAAACCCGTATCGCAAGCCCTGGAGGCATACGCCAGGGCAATCAAGCCCACGCCTGAGTTAGTCCACGCGCTGACCCAGGCGTTAGCATTGGAGCTATCGTCAACCATGGGAGGCACAGTCACCATAGAACTACCTGGAAAAATCCGGATCATTCGCGGCCATGACGGTCAATAGCTGAGGCCCTGCAATACGCGGGGCTTTTGCTATTTGTCGACGGTTTAGAAAGAAAGGCTCCATGCGGGCCTGTAGGCACTCGTCCGTACTCCTTAGACCCTGGGAACCCTCAGGGCTGTAGGCGTTCGTCCGTGCATACGTGATGCAGGGTATCTACAGGGCCGTTTAACGGGTTCGTGAGGGTCTGGAGGTGCCGACATAGCTTGGCACACTGCGGGCCGCTCTACAGGCCTGTAGACAAGCGAGGAAGCGAATGGCGATTAAGCTTCACAGGAGTTCTTACAGCCCTTTTGAGGGCCTGCCGATGGTTTGGCTACTACCCTACCAACCGACCCCTAGCGGAGGCATGGCGGGCCATTGGAGGCCTTGCAAACCCTATCCGTGCTTCGTAGGGGGCCTGACGTCTGCCGTGAGGCTCGGTGACGCACGACGAGGGGTGAATTCCGGTGATCTGAGGGGGTGTGCCCGAGGCGGGCTGAGAACTGGAAGGATAACCCCACGGTGCCCCTGAGGGCAGAGCGTGAGGCCGTAGGGGAAAATCCAGAAATTTAGGGCTACGAAAGTAGGCCCCCGTAAAAATTCTTTGGCCCTTTGGGAAAAGACCATTTTCACGTTGCTGGAAAATTGGCTTGAGGGTGCCCTCTCGGGAGCGAGAGAGAGTATCCGGTTACGGTGGATGGCCGAACAATCGAAAGGGCACGCTCGAGCCTACCTATTGCGGGTAGACGAGGCCATGGCGTTGCACCATGGTCTTGGGGGACCCTCCCGGCTGGTATGGGAGGGCTAGGGTAGAAAGTGGAGCACAGCGAAGAACGCTGCGATACCTGCTGCACCAAGGACCGTGAAGGCCAGGGCTACCCTCGGGAACAACCCGAAGGCCAGGACGAGTAGAACGAAGCCGATGATGAAGTGCATGTTGGTCTCCCCAGTGACCTTTGGTGTTCCGTGGTGTACCAGGAGTTTACGGTATCTACTGAAGATTCTGTAGAGGAAACTGGAGGGAATTCTGTGGGGCATTGCACACCACCGGTGACTCCATGGCTCTCGTCAGTCACTGACATCCTTGTGTGTACACGACACCATGTTGTATTGTTCGGTGTTGTACAGGAAAAAGGACCATCACGGGAGTCCCTAGTATTCCCGAGGGCGACCATAGTTATGGTTGCTGTTGGCGCTGTGTCGCCTCGGTGTGTGTAGGGTCCTGGGGACTCTCGTGGTGATCCAAAGGTACATCAGGTGTCCCTAGGTTGATCCTAGAAAAACACCCTTAATGAAAAACACTCTCAGGTTCTATGGTCCTAGGAATAACCCTAAGGATCCTAGGGTCTCTAAGGACCCCCTACCCCCTTGATGGGGTCTCCTTTCTATAGTGCGTCCTAATTCGTTCTTCATTGCTGGTCTGCGTCCGAAGGACACCCGAAGGGTCCCCTTTCTATAGTGCGTCCTAATTCACCCAGAGGCTCTCTAACGAATCTCACGAAAAATCAAGGGGTTGGAATTAGGCCGCACTATAGCACCGCAACCTTTTTCTTGTACAACTTCGTGTTGCATTGTGCGGTGACGCACGGTAAGATAGCAACAACTCAACGAACACCACGGAGCACCACATGAACCTTACTGATCTCGATCTGAACTACGCCCGCCAGGCTGATCTCGAAGCGTCGATGATCGAGCGTGGTGCCCAACGCTACGCCGACAACAACGAACGTGCCCTGTATGCAGGGGACATCGCTCGCAACCAGAACAAGCTGTTCTCCTCGGCCTTCCAGAAGGCTGTCGTGGCGTTCGCTACGGCTGCTGCCGAGGTTGCTGCCAAGGGCCGTGGTCGCCCTGCGGCTCACGCTGCTGTGCTGGCGATGGTCGACCATGAGCTTCTCACGGCGATCACCCTGCGTACCCTGTTCAACGGCGCGGCCATCGACCGCACGGTCACGGACATGGCGCACACCATCGGTTTCGAGGTCGAGGCCGAGATGGCCAGCTTGAAGCTCGCGGAGCAAGCCAAGGCCGAGAAGGACAAGGGAGCCAAGGCCGAACTGCAGAAGCTGGTCGGTCGCAAGGTCACCTCGGCCCGCTCTGGCGAGAAGAAAGGGGTCGACCTGCTCGAGGCTGCTGGCGAAGAGCGCACGCCCGACGAGTTCATCAAGGTTGGCCTGAACCTAATCAACATTGCCCTGCCCGCGATGGACATGTTCCATACGGTTGAAGGCGATGAGTTCACTGGTGGCACGACCCTGAAGTTCACCGAGGCCGCGCAGACCGAGATGGACAACATGACTGAGATTCAGCAGTTCATGCACCCGGTCTACCAGCCCATGGTTACGCGTCCGAACCCTTGGACCGCCCTCGACACTGGTGCCTACAATGACCAACGGGTCGCCAAGACGGTCCCGCTTGTGTCCACGCCTAACAAGAAGGTCCGCAAGCTGATCGACGAGGCCGCGAAAGCTAACGCCCCGTTCGTCCGTGCCCTGAATGCTGTCCAGGACGTGCCCCTGATGCTCAATGCGAAGGTTCTCGAGGTTCTCGAGCACTGCTTCGTGTCGGGCATCGCTGTCGGCAAGGTCCCGGGCAAGCCGCTCGAGATCGCCAAGGACGAGGAGCCGAAGAAGGCCATCAAGATGCGCAAGGACAACGCGGCCATCCGCGCCAAGCGCAACGCAATCCGGTCGGCCATCGCTGAAGCCAAGCAGTATGTTGGCGCTCCGCTATGGCAGCCGCATACGGACGATTGGCGTGGTCGCGTTTATGCGCGTCCGGGTCTAAATCATCAGAGAGCGGACTTCGCGAAGGGGCTGTATGAACTGGCCCGAGGCGAGGTGTTGAACGAGGACGGCGTCTACTGGCTCAAGTGGCACGTGGCCACGACTGGCGCGTTCAAAGTGGATGGTCTCGCCATGGACAAGGCCTCTCACGACCGTCGCGTGCAGTGGACTGACGAGAACCTGTCGACCGTCCGCGCTATCGCTGAAGACCCTCTGGCTGCACTGCCCCTGTGGCAAGGCGCTGACAGCCCGTTCTGCTACCTGGCCGCGTGCCTGGCGCTCGACGGCTACATGAAGGATCCCGAAGGCTACGTGTGTCACATCCCGGTCGCCGTCGACGGTTCGTGCTCGGGCCTGCAGCACTTCTCTGCCCTCCTCCGTGACCCGGAAGGTGGCAGCTATGTGAACCTGCTGCCCTCGGAACTCCCGCAGGACGTCTACCGCAAGGCATCGACCATCGTGCTGCCGCTGGTCCAGGCTGATCTGATGGACCCGGAGAAGGCCCAGTGGGCGCAGAAGTGGATCGACTACGGCATCGACCGCAAGGTCTGCAAGCGTGCCGTTATGACGTTCGTGTACGGGAGCAAGCAAAAAGGCTTCGCGGACCAGCTGGTCGAGGACATCATCGACGTTGAAGGTAAAGGCCGCGAGATCTTCGGCACCGAGTGGGCAGAGCAAGTACCGGCTGCGCACTACCTGGCTGCGCACATCATGGCGGCTGTGAAGGAGACCGTGAAGGCCGCTGCTGATGCGATGGAATGGCTGCAGAAGGTCGCAGGCATCCTGGCGCGTCACAACATCCCGATGCGATGGGTCACCCCCCTCGGCCTCCCGGTGGAGAACGCGTACTACAAGCCGAACGTCAAGCGCCTGAAGATGACCCTGTGGAGCCGTGATGTCAACGTCCCGGTGCGCTATGACCCGCAGATTGTCATGGGCTACACCAAGGAGCTTTTGGAGCACAAGTGCAGAAATTCGTGCGCCCCGAACTTCGTGCATTCGCTCGATGGTGCGCATTTGGGCCTCAGCGTGCTCAAGTGCGTCGACAATGGCATCAACGACTTCCTGCTGATCCACGACTCGTTCGCGGCCTTGCCTAATCAGATGCCCAAGTTCAATCGCATGATCCGCGAAGCGTTCGTTGAGATGTACGAAGACAACGAGCCGCTCGAGGGCGTGCTGACGAATGCGGTCGATGACATGATGGAACTGGTCTCGACGTGCGAGGACGCTGCTGTCATGACGAAGCTGCAGAAGAGCATGAAGGACCTCGGTAAGCTAGGCCTCCCCGCGAAGGGCACCCTGGACCTGCAGTTGATCAAGCAGTCGCCGTACGCGTTCGCATAATCTGTACAACACCACGTAATACAAGGCCCTACGGGGCCTTTTTGCATTTAGGACGCACTATAGAAAGAAAGACCCGGCCAATTCCGGCCCGCTTGTTTTTCTGTACAACACGATCTTGTACAACATCACGGAACACACGATGGACGACCAAGAATTCGGCACCGCTGACCCGATGCCCCTGGACGTTGCTGTGGGCTTCATGGCCCTCGGCTACGACCTCAACTCCCTCGAAGGCCGCAACGCCTTCATCCCGCAAGACCCCTACTTCAACGACTGACCCAACCCCGAGAACCACACTTCATGAAAAACTTCACGACGCCGAAGGGCGCTGCAGGCTATTCCAACCTCGTCACTCCGGACACCAAGTTCGATGCCGAGGGCAAGTACAAGACGAGCATCACCATCCCGGCAGCGCAAGCCGAGTCCCTCATGGACCTGGCGCGTGAGGAAGCAAACGAACTCGCTGTCCTCGACAAGAAGACCAAGAAGGTTGTGATGCCGGAAGGTATCAAGATGCCGTTCGTCGAGAACGATGACGACACGGTCACCTTCACGTTCAAGAGCAAGAAGAAGCCGAAGCTGTTCGATGCCAAGGGCAACCCGATCCGCAACACGGAAGGCCTGCAGCGCATCGCTGGCTCGACCATCAAGGTCAAGGGTGCCTTCTCGAGCTACGAGGGCTTCGGTGGTGGCGTTACGGCCTACCTGAACGACGTCCAGATCATCA